ATTTCGCCATCTACATAAAAGGATTCTAATGTATTTGAGGCTGTGTTGTCAACCTTTTTCTTCTTCTTTGCCTTTTTCATAGGCACAATCTGTTCTTCTTCTTTGTTTCTAAACCTTTTGTATGTTTGATTTGCGGCAATCAATAACAGTATTGCAAGTGGGTCAAACACGATAATGATAGTAAAGATAACTAGTCTTACAGCTTTATCTATGAAACTAGGATCATCTTTGTTATAGAATATTTCGGCGATGTATTTGATTGGACCAATCTCTGCCGTTAGTTTGTTTTCTTCTTTCATTAGCGGCAACTTTTCTTTTGATAAACGATTCAATTCATTTTGTGTGGTTTGAATCTCTTTGTCAATCTTATTAGTTGCTGTTGCTGGGTCACCTGCTCGCTTCAAAAGATATTCTAACTTATCACGAGCAATCTTCTCTTGTGTTTCTAAGGTCTTTAATTGAACTGTATTAGCACCAACAACCACATTAGATTCAATATGAGCTCGTGATAGATAACCAAAGATACCCATACTAGTAATCAACATCAAAAGAACAATTGCAATTGAGAAATAATATCTCATCAGGCGATTTGTTTCTGCCCAATTATTATATAGCCAAGATACTGTTACTAACTTTGCTATCTCAAGGACAGAACCCATCAGAATGATTGGCCAAAAAGAACCAGGAAATATTTGTGCTAAACCAATTACCGAATAGAAGGCTGCAATACCTGATAAAGCAATTGCAGTTAGAAAAGGTAATAACGCTTGTAACATTATGGATTAGATTTTGAATGTGGCACATCAAATACAAAGGTGATTCGTGTGCAATCACCAACATTTTCAGTACCATGTAATAACTTGTTGTTGAACCATAACAATGTACCTGGTTCCACTATCACCTGCTCATCACCAACCATATATTTATACTTTCCTTGTATTGACAGATGGTACCTATCTTTTGAAAGGTAATATGAACCTTCATCTATATGCCGACCAACTTGGCCACCAACTTCTAACGATAGAAAGCCACAGCGTTTGAAGTTTTTGAAATGTCTTTTTAGAAAACCAATAATTTCGGTATGACGATGATATGCAGGAGTTGGAATACAAATCTCACTATCACCAACAAAGTCTTTTACATCTGTTACACCACCAATCACCAACTGTAATACACCAGCAGGCAAGTCAGCAAAGCCACGGTCAACCAATGATTGAACACCATCTAAACCTTTTTGATGTTCCCAATCTTCAGGATATTGTTTCAGTTGATTAAGTATCTTTGAAACATTGATGCCTGTTTTGATGACACGAATATTATCCAAAGAAGTCCTCCAATGAACTACTCTTTTCGGTTGTCCAATTCATACAATCTAAAATCACTTTGATTGGTTCAAGAAATGCCTTTTCAAATTGAGTATCATAGTCAATATATTCTTGTATGCCAAATTCTTTTGGTAGACGAACAGGATAAGAAATGACCATATCTTTGAATGGGTTTGGTTGTTTCAGATAAGTAAACTTCAACTTCTCACCATCTTGAATCAATGGGTATTGTTTTGTCAGACCCAATTCTTTTAGATAGTGATTGTATATAATGGCACCTTTCACATGAATTGGTGTGCCTTTCTTATACATGGTAACCTTATCAGAATATTCTTTTAAGCCATTCAGACCACGAGGAAAAGATATTTCTTCTGGTGGTAAAGTCTTAAACCTTATTCTAAAGTCCTCAATAAATTTATGCACATCATCTTCAGTACCAGTCATCATAATCTTAATAGATTCTTTCATCATTTCACGGATAGAAGATGGTGTAGATGACTTAATCATTTCAAGACCCATGACCTTCATCTGTGGTTCATTATACTGAATACCTTCGTTGTTATATACATTGAGAATGTACCGCTTCTTGGCAGTCCAGATACCTTTATCTGCCAACGATTCTCGTTTCATTTGCATCTTTTGAGCATACGCATTAACGTAAGTTGCAAGTTGATTGTATGATTCATCAATATACGGCTGTATTTTATCTTCACAGACCTTGTCCATGATGGTGATGATTTCTTCAGTTGTTTTACTCTTACCTGCAACAATCTTTTCCATAAGCTCTCCAAGACGGAGATAAATGGAGTCAGTATCACTCGCAATAACATAATCTTCATTTGATGTTCCCAATAATTTGTTCATGTAGGCGTTAATCTTGTTTTCTATCCAGCGAATTGATAGTTGACCAGCCAAAGTAACTGCAAGAGCCATACGCAAATCATAAAAACGGAAGTATTGTGAACCTAATGCACCGTAAGCGGAGTTTAATGAAACCTTTTTAGCAAGTTGTAGGTTGTTAAACTTTGCTATGTTCTTTTCAATCTCATACTTCTTCTTCAGGTCAGGTTCATTTTCATATTCTTGTTTTGCCTTCAACATCAATTTCTTAAACTTCTTTCTATCTTCATACATATCTTCCAACATCTGAGGCAGAAAGCCTTTTTTATCCGTTCGGAAGAATTGACCATTTGGTGTGATAGTAACACCTTTCAGTTTTGATAGGTCAATTTCTTTATTCAGTAACTTCTCAACTGATACACCACGAGAAATGATATCACGCATCTCTGGAGTATAATCAGCCACTTCAATCAGATTCTCTGGTGAAATACAATACTGCATCATTAAATGTGGATACAAAGAGTTCAAATCAAATGATGCCACCCACTTATGCATACCAACTTGTGGGTCTTTGACATAAGCACCTTCAAATGCCGATGTTTTACTTTGCACAACTTTTGGCGGAACAACAATGCCTTTCTCCAGTAGATACGCATATGTCATTGAATCCCACATACGAGTTTGTGCAAAGATATCTTCGTAGTTTGTTTTCGTATCATAAGCCAAAGTCATACCAAGTTCAATCAGCTTTAACTTTTCTTCCATACGCACAATGAGTTCAACGTCTTTGATATTATACTCAATAAACTTTTGATAGTTTAAACGATATAAAGCATGGAGATTATCATACTCATCAAACGATAGTTTGCTGTCGCCAAGTTCTACATTGGCGATGTTGTCTAGTTTATATGAATCTTGTGATTTACCTGCAGGAGCATACCATCTGTATAGTTCAATGTAATCAAGAAATGATACACCAACAAATTCATATGCAATCAATTCACGACCATTGATTACTGTCTTGCGTTCACTCAACATATTCCATGGTGATAACTTCTTTGTGTCATCTTCACCAAGAATCTTATTGAAACGATTTACAAGATAAGGTATATCAAAGAATTTAATATTCCAACCAGAAAGAACATCTGGTGTGTTCTCTTGCCAGTAGGCTAGAAACTTTTTACATAAATCGGTCTCATCCTGGCAACGAATGTATTTTTCTTCACCTTTGGTTTCATATTCACCACAACCAAAGACAACAGTATCACCACCAAGATATTTGATACACACGGCAGTAATCTGTTCGTTTGCTTGATATGGGTCAGGAAATCCATTCTCTGAGCCAACCTCAATATCAATGATAGCAATAGATATATCTTCTATGTTCCAATCAACCATGCCTTGATGGTTGTCAGCAATAAAGGCATATTCATACCTTGTTTGACCATAGATTTTGAAATTAGAAACTTCATCGTAACGCTTTACGAAATCACGAGCCTCACGAATAGAATCAAACTTCATTGGCTCAAGATGTTCACCTGTGAGAGTTTTGAACTTGGTAGGTTTCTTACTTGGCAAAAACAAAGTAGGCGAGTATGGTATCTTACCTTTTACTCGCCTGCCATCTTTAATGCCACGATAGAGAATGTTGTTGCCTACACTTGCAACATTTGTATAATAACTAGTCATTCATACATTCTATCATACTTTTGGGATTGACGAGGCAATTGTGATGCCACTACCAAAGATTTGGTTATATTGATTTTCTAATTCAACAACTGGTGTAGATGTGACCAGAATATCATCTTTTTTAATTTTGAAACCCTCATTGAACTCTGTTGCATATTCTAAGAATGGTGCAAATGCAATACTGCCAGGATCATTCTGAGCTCGAGGTGGAACTTGGACAACTTGAACGGGTTCTTTAATGGTAATAACCGCACCCATTAAGTCCTCTGTTACTTTACCCATAAGAGTATGATTAGTCTTGAGTGTAAGGAGTTTTATCGTCATAATGTTTAATCTCTAAAATTGAATCAACAGTTTCTTTTGATTGTTTAAGTGCAAAGTCTGTAGCCTCTGTAAGTGTATTAAAAACTTTATTTACCACAAACTGATTAGAATTGTAGTAATACACTTTATACATTTACTGGCTCCGAAGCAGGAAATACTGCTAGTGTAACCCATCGTTTAGGAAATAACATTTCACGGCCACGATAGTCATTCATGTCAGCAGTTGGGTCTTGAACAAGACCAACAAGTTCAACCATATTGTCGAACTCACGGAGAAACAAGTCATACTTGTCGGCACGTGGCAACTTATTATCAATTGCCAATTTCTTTGCTATTTCACGGATGTTCATTTTGTTACCTTATTTAATTCAGATTGATAAGTTCTTTGTCTTAACTCGGAAGAACTAAACCGATGTGTGCGAGAATTGTAGTATGTTTTAATACCACGATTATCACATATATCACGACCTGTTAGATGTCTTTCTTTATATTCTTCACCACAAATACGCATAGTGATAGGCAAGAACATAAGTAAATCTTCTAGGTCTTTTTCAGTATCATAGACAATGATTTCATCTACAAATTTTACCGCAGAAAGTTGAACATATCTTTCTACAATAGACTGAACTGGTTTATTTTTTACATCAGGTCGGTCAATTGTTGGGTCTGTTTGTAGACCTACAATTAGATAATCACAAATCTGTTTACATTCAGCCAACATTAGAATGTGGCCTGCGTGTAACAAATCAAAGGTCGAACAAGTAAATCCTACTGGACGACCAACCATTTCATCAGGCAATACTAACATAATTTTTATCCTTATTTCTTTTTGAAATCTGATGGTAAACCAAGCATTGGTCTTGAATCAAATTTATTTTTACCATATTGTCCATTCTTATCATTATAATGTAAGAATACTTGAGCCATAAAATCGCCCTCAAATGGTTCACGCCAATGTTCTAACACGCAACCTTTATAAGCAATCAAGTCACCCGGCTGCATATGAATACCAACTCCAGGTTTATTCTCTGAAACATAACCATTTTTTGTTGATTCACCAGATAGTGATGGGTCAACAAACATTGGCCATGAATCACCCTCTTTAGAATAACCTAAACACATTGTAATGGAATACTCACAACTCACACGGTCTTTATGTCGTTTAAGGTCATCACCTTTTTTATATAGCCGCCAATAAGAATATTGTTCTGCTAAATCTAAACCCATAATTTTTGAAATGTCAGGCTTTAATGTAAAGAGTAAACTTTCCATCAATGGGTCACCATAACAACTATATGTGTTTGGTACTTGAGCATCATTAAAAACACCATCATCAATACGAGTATATGACCAATCAATATCATAAAAATATTTAGCACGGTTATGGCGGATTTTACAATAATTCCAAATAAATTTCAATGTATCTTTATCAATAATACCTTTAACCAAAACAAAATTATTTTCATTAAATTGCCGATTTAATTCAACGTAGTCTAAATTATCTTTCATTGTCCTGCCTTTAATCGTTCTATCAATGCATCAATCTCAGCTCTCAATTGATTATGAGAATTTGGCAACCAACACTTAATGTGATTTAAGAACCGGATTAATTCCCGGTTATCCATATCAATCTGTATCATTTATACTTATGTTCTTAACAAAGATTTTTCCATCTTTTTCTTCGTATCTTAAAACATCGCCTAGTTTCCAGCCCATTTCTTCCATAAGTTCATCAGGCAACCCAATGATAGCATCACCATTCTCACAAATTTCTAACACTTTACTTGTGTAAGATTTCATAAATTCATCCACTTCTCTTTTCGTTTTGCCGTTTTAACAATTAACTTATCATAGAATTTAATAGCTTCTTGTTTTAGTTTTTTTACCCATTCATCTTTTGTAAGAGGTGTTTTAGGAGAAGAAAAAAATAATAACATATCTTTTATTTGTAATTGCCCTGCACCCAAGTTTTGTATGCTAAGATAATCCCAATTCAGTTCATACACATCTAAAACAATAATATCTAAAATTTGTTTCTTATCACTATCATACTTAACAAAATTGTATAAAAGTGGCTTGTCTAGTTTTATCAACCTGTCAATACTTATCAAGTTTGGCATTTTGAATTCTCTAGCTACATCACTAGTTTTATGGTCAATGTAACAATCATTTACTGTTATATCTTCAATGCTTCTACGACTTCTAGCAGGCTTTACATGAGTAAAATTTTCTGTAAGTATATCATTACAACTTTGTTCTATCTTATCGGCAATTCCTCTTTGTTGCAATTGGCTATCATCAGGAAAAATTAATTTTTCTAATAAACATTTCTTTATTTCTGAAGAAATATTATTCATATCTGTTCTACTTCTATATTACACTTGTTTAGAAAATCTATACCATTTGTATCACGGTAAGTATCACGGTAATAAACTCTATTGATACCTGCACCATAAATTAATTTAGCACAATGAATACATGGTGCATGAGTGCAGAACATGGTAGAATTAATTCCAGACTCTCCATCACGAGCCAGTTTAACGATAGCATTGGACTCAGCGTGTATCACTTCATCTTTTGTAGTTAAACTGGTAGTGTCATCCGAATGTTGGATTACATCCTCACAATCATTTGTCCAACCAGATGGCATACCATTATACCCAATTGAAATGATACGATTGTCTTTAACAACAACTGCACCAACTTTCAATCTCTTTGCAGATGACAACTGAGCAAATCGCTCAGCTGTATCCATAAAGGCATCAATCCACTTTCGCTTCATTTTTATTGTTAGTTTTAATCTTTGCTAACTTAGCCTTTGCTTCAGAAACTTCGGCATCAATCATCATTCGTTTATAGTCTCCTGCCCTATCTTGTGGCATGGAGGCCAAAATGCGTTTTGTTTCTTTACTTAACTTAAATGCACCATTTGTTTTCATTATATCTCCAAATACTTCAGTTGAAAATTGTCTGCAATTTCTTCGTAGTCAGCATACCCACGAGGATTACAAACCACTCTTGTGCTACCAATCATATAATCAAATTTTTCATGTGTATGTCCATGTGTCCACAGTTTAATCTGTGGTCGTTCTAAGATGAAGTCAATCAAATCGGAATGATAACCACCGTTCATCAACTTATCGTGTGCATATTTTGGATGAATACTAAAAGGACTTGGTGTATGATGACCAACCACAACAAACTTCTTATCATGGTTACCTTCTGTTACAGCTTTGATGTAACCTAGCATTTTACGATGGTCTTTCACAGCATCTTCAGGACAAAAACGAGAAGGACTTTCTGTGTGTTTGAAACCAATCTGCTTGTGAGAACCGTTTTCAGTTTTTGTATATTTTGAACCGTTCTTACCATCTTCTGTGTATAGTGGATTTTCTTCGTAGATTGGAACTTTACGAGATACCATACGATTAGAATTGTCAACACAACGGAAGTCATTCATTCGTTGTTGAATGTGGAACAATGTTAAAGGGTCTTCCTTGTTCATATCAGTCCACAAAGTACCACCAATGAATGTAAATTCATCATGTAAAGTCCAAACTTCTTTGTCCAAGATTTGCAAGTTAGGCAAATACTTTAGCATCTTCTTCAAATGTGGAATTGTATCTTTGAAATCACCATGATAGTGTTCGTGGTTACCAACAACATAAACCACATGAGGAAAGTTATCGCAACAATTATAAAAGAAATCATGGATACGGCGGCTTCTTTCAGAGCCTTTACCAGCATGACCATATTTTAAGTCGGCATTATCCACATCTAATAAATCTTTTGCAACACAAATGTCACCTGAAAGAATAAGAACATCCGCACCCTCATCATTAGTGAGTGTGATTGTTTTGAATTCAAGGTGAAGGTCGGAACATACAGCTATTTTCATAATACTACCATTATAACATGAGGAGAGGACAAGTGTGGCAATAATGCCATACTTGCCTTGCTTTGCTGGTTACGGGATCCAGCGATTTCGTATCGTCAAGTCCGCTTTAGAACGCTTCGTACCATAAGTCGGTCCTAAGGTGAAGTCAATATAATGAATCTGGTTTTTTACCAATATTATATTTTGTTACCAATTCCCATTCGTGCTTCTCTTTGAATGAAATGATTTTGATTTGGTGAAGTGGTGCAATATTGTCAATCATAATTTGTGGATTAATAATTGTAACTAGACCCCATTCTTCTAACAACTTTGCAATTGCATTTCGTCTTTGAATATCATTTTCAGAAATGTTAGATGGTTTGCCGTCAAGAGCAAACAACTCTTTGAAATGCACGATATAATACTGGCCTTGCTTATGTAAAATGTGGCAAGACTGATAAAGAATTCTTTCT